CACTAGTATCAATTTTTAAAGATCAGAACGACTGAAGCTTTGCTTCACAGCAGGGCTTCACCCTATGGAGAACGCTAGATAACATTCTGCAAAGCCCTAAGGCTTTACGCAAGGCTATCAACTAAGCTTTGCTTACACCACAAAACCAGTGGTATCAAGCTTCGCTTTACCTTTGGCATACAGTCCGACAATGACTTTGTCATCAAGGTGACGAACATCAGAGTTGTCTCCAGAGACAACAGGGATTCCCATAAAAGTAGCAGGGATATCTTGTTCCTTACGGAACACAACTGCCATTCTCATGTTGTTAAGCAAAGCTTTTTCGACATAGGGTTGAAAGCCTTCAACACCGCTATAACTGAAAGTTAAATCATAATTGGCAGGTAAATCTTTACGATTTACATCCTTGGTGTAGTCATAGAAGGTAACCTCAGGGAAAGCGGCAAATATGTTTACATATTCAATGCCATCAGTATCAGTAAAACCTATGGTTTCCCAACGAATGTCGCTAGTACCATTCAGTCTGACTAAAGGCTGTAAGCCTTTCTTCTTTGCTTTCTTAATAATTTTGGCAATATCAACAACAAGTTGTTGCATGAAAGTATTTCGCTCTGTAAAAAACCAAATGGTTTTGTTGATTCGAGCCGTTTGAACGGAGTTCATAGCACCTCGTCCTGCTTTGTACAAACAGGCCACATCACATTTGGCAGTCTTTGCCATAGAACAAGTGTTCCACTTGGTAGTTGTTGCCGGAGCTAGATAGAGAATGCCAGTTAAGAAACCTAAGGTTTCACCCTTGATTGTTTTGGCATCGGACGATACAGAAAGCAGAGCTTTAGACTTGAACATTGTGTTTCCTTTAGGAAGGTTGTGGCAACATTGCCGTTGAGGTTTCAATTGTAGCGATGATCAATAACCCTGTCAATTACAGGGCTTTTCTAGAGCCAACAAGGGTTTTACCCTTGAACAACAGTGCTTCGTCATAACAACCCATCCACTGCATTGCCTCAGCTTTGCTGAGAGTGTAGTGTGATTTCTTGAAACCGACACCAGTTACTTTGTAACCGAAAGCTTTGCATAGCATCAGTTTAATCTGATCCTCCCAAAGGAGGGCTAAACTAATAGTGCTAAGCACTACAGAGGTTGAAATGAGAATTTGAACTGTATCGGCATCGGTCATTTTGCTTCCTTCATGTCTTTCATTTAACTAAGAAAAGAAACTATTTCCTTTTCTCACTAAAGTGAAAAGGATAGTTTCTTTGTTAAATGAAAGACATGGTGTCGGGCGCATGTACGCAGATCTTTGTATTTTTAAGCATTTTTTAATGCCAACATAGTTGTCATAAAAATGCGATTATAAAAATACAAAGTAATGGCAGAGTTATTCACAGCTTGTTCTTGGCTCGGCTTAGGATGTTGTGGATAACCCTGATTTGAGTTGTGGATAAGTTGAGTTTTGTTGATTGTGGATAACTTCGATTTTGGTGTTGATAACTATACTGAATGGGGTATAGCTTTAGGGTGATGGATATACCGACCTTTCTGTCAAGGGGTTATGCTTAAAAAGCATAGCCTTTTTTGGCTGATTTTGACATGGTGAACCGATTTTGAATCAGTATTCAAGATCTTCTAAGTCCTTGAATTCATTGAAGAATCTTTTCTTTGAGTTGAATGCAGTTAAGATCTTTGAATCACCTAAGATCTGCATCGCATCGCAGGGCTGCTACGGCTGCAGGGCTGGGCGGCAGCGGGGCGGGGCGTGGGCCAGTGGGGGTGTAGGCGCTATTGTATATGGCCTCGTCCAAAAATCAGGAAAATTGAGTCTGTTAACCAAACTCCATATTTGGCAGCTCCCACACCGTAATAGAAATAATATTTCATAACAAAGCTGCAGATGAAACAATCGATCTGCACCATCAACTACCCAGAGATGTGTACACGCTAGTATAGGAATTGTTCAATATACTAAACAATTAGGGACAGATCAACTATGCACATAAGGTTACACAAACAGCTACCTTCTGTACACATAGATGTTATCAAATAAGAACTATTCTCATTGAAAATTCATGCAACTTATAAGTATCTATCAAGAAACATCTTGATAGCTATAGGTTAAGAAGACACCCCATATGGACCATTTTGTTATTTAGGCAATATTTCTGATTGTCCCTACAGAAAAAGCTTGACATTGGTTTCAATGTGTGTAAAACTACCCGTACCTGCACCATGTATGTCTAGAGCATACAGGCGATACGAAACAAAGTATGAGCTACCTTCCGGCTACAGGTAAAGAAATGAGCTTGCAATCGGCTGCTGAAGAGAAAAGACTCAGAGAGAACGGCATTGATGCATCGGTGTTGTTCTACTTTGGACACTGGCAGTGGTACACCTTACACTGACCAGACTAGACTTGATGTGGGTACTTGTTAAAAGCTGTTGCTAAAAGGGTGGGCTAACAACAGCCATAGATGAACACATCCCTTATGGGCTTTCTAGGTGTATGTTCTAGATATTAGTGGTAGGTGGTATGTATTTCACAATGTGATATGTACAGATATCTACAAGTAATGGTAGTAGTTTCTTCACAGGATCTGCACTGTCAACACTATAGACATACATTGGGATAGGTTGTTATGAGTAGCAATAAATGCTACCATACCACCTTAGCTAGGCTATGTGTGTTAGTATAAAGTATTATGAACTTATACACCAGACAAGACCTAGAAGATAGAGGTTTAACAAACACATACCCCTACAGTATGTTCAATCAAGCTTCATTAGCGTTACATAGAGGCTATGCAGATAAGCTTCATTTATTTCACAGTGATGTTTATTATGTGAGAGCAGCGTTGGAGAAGAACACAGGATATGTATTTCCCTTAGACAGAGTTGAAGAAGCTATGAGAGCTGAGGGATGGAAAGAACACAGACACCTACCGAGAAAGAAACAACATGGCTACAAAGAAAAGTACAGTTAATGCTGCTGGCAACTATACTAAGCCTACAATGCGTAAGGCGTTAGTTGCCAGTGTGAAGGCTGGAACTAAAGGTGGTGATGCTGGTGAATGGTCTGCTAGGAAAGCACAGCTTGTTGCTAAGAAGTACAAAGCTGCTGGAGGTGGTTATAAATGAAAGCTTCACAGAAGTCTTTAAAAGATTGGACAGCCCAGAAGTGGACTACTAAGTCTGGTAAGCCCTCTTCTAAAACAGGAGAGAGATATCTGCCTGAAGCTGCCATTAAGTCTTTAAGCTCTGCTGAGTATGCTGCCACCACTAAGGCCAAGCGTGAAGGTACAAAAGCTGGTAAGCAGTTTGTTAAACAACCTAAAGACATTGCTAAGAAAGTGAGCAAGTTTAGATGATTAAAAAAGGCACTGAAGAGTTTTCAGGGTATAACAAGCCCAAAGCAACTCCTAAGCATCCAACGAAAAGTCATGCTGTGTTAGCTAAAGATGGTGACACAGTGAAGCTCATTAGGTTTGGACAGCAGGGTGTTAGTGGTGCTGGCTCTAGTCCAGACACTCCTAAGGAGAAAGCTAGACAGAAGAGCTTCAAAGCTCGTCATGCTGAGAATATTAACAAGGGTAAGATGTCTGCTGCATATTGGGCAGACAAGGTTAAGTGGTAACTAAAAGGAGAAACTATGGCTACCGATGCAGAGAAAGTAAAGATGTACCGTGAGAAGGCTAAGGATGCTACTATCCCTCAAGAGGTGAGAAACAGCTACTTGGATAGAGCCAATGAGCTTGAGCGTAAAGCTTATGAAGAAACTAAGAAGGCTCCTACTCCTCCAACTAAGCTTGCCAAGGGTGGTATGCCTGTTCGAGGTAGCCGTACAGCCACTAACAAAACAAAGAAGATGATGGGTGGTGGTTATGCTATGCCAGCTAAAACAACCATGATGTCTAAGGGCGGTGCTGTTAAAAAAGCTCCAGCTAAGAAAGGTAAATGATGGCTACTAAGAAAGCATTTAAACCATGTGAGGGATGCCCCTCACCAGCCAAGTGTAAAGCTGCTGGTAAGTGTATGGCTAAAGAGGGTAAGGGCAAAGCTGCCATTGCCATCATGATTGGTATGCCAAAGAAGATGGCTAATGGTGGCGTAGCTAAGAAGAAATAAGTTATGGCTACTAAAAAGCAAACAGCTAAAATTGCTAAGGTGATGGGCGAGTTTAAGGATAAAGGCTTGCATAGCGGTAAAGGTGGCAAAGTTGTTACCTCCCCTAAGCAAGCCATTGCCATTGCTTTGTCTGAAGCTAAAGTAAAGCCTAAGAAGAAATGAACAAAGAGCCTAAAGTTAGAAGTGTAGGGAAAGTGTTGACAGCGGGAGTTGCTAACACCATCTACACTTGTCCTGATAATTTCATTGCCAAGATGAATTTGTTATTTGTTTCCAATCATGGAGGCAATAACAAAACTGTTTCTATTCAATGGACAGATGCTAGTGCAAGCGCCAGCTATTACATTGTTGGTGGTTATGTTCTTTCTGCCTACGGCTATCTAAAACTAGATGGTAGCTATCTTGCTCTCTATCCCGGTGACACCTTGGTAGTCACACCAGAGGCTGGCAGCAGCATGGACACCACTGTCACTGTAGAAGAATATTATGAACAAGGACTATTTTAATCATGGCTAAGAGAGAACTAAGCGAACAACAGAAGAAGTTCATTGAGGTGTTATTTGCCGAGGCTGGTGGCAATCCATCTAAGGCAAGGCAGCTTGCTGGCTATAGCGAAGGCTACAATACCAAGGTACTCATGGAAGTTCTTAAGGAAGAAGTGATTGAGGCTACACAGCTATACATCGCTATGAACGCCCCTAGAGCAGCTATGGCTGTTGTGAGTGGTATTGCTGACCCTACAGAGCTAGGCTTGAAAGAGAAGCTCAATGCTGCTAAGGATTTGTTAGACAGGGCTGGCTTGGTGAAGACAGAGAAAGTTCAGGTGACAGCACCTAACGGCATCATGATTTTACCAGCCAAAGATAGCGGTGAGTGAGAGAGATTTAGGGGCGTGGATACTCCCCCAACCGAAAGCAAAGGAAACATATGTACCTATTCCAAAAATTAGAAGAACAATACCATTTGGTTACAAACAAGATGAAGAAAATCCTGACCTCCTGCAGCCAATACCTACAGAGCTTGAAGCGTTAGAACTAGCTAAGAAACATTTAAAACAATACAGTTCTAGGCAGGTAGCAGCTTGGCTTACCACTACCACAGGTAGATCTATAAGCCATGTGGGATTGTTAAAGAGAATAAAGACTGAAAGAAAGCATGGATTCAAATCCGCTACTTACCGCAACCTTGCCAGAAGGCTCCAAAAAGCCCTTGAGCAAGCGGAAAGGTACGAAGAAAAATCTAAGAGGCTCGGCAGGGAAGACCCAACAGGATACTTCGAGTCAGAGCAGTACAGCAAGCTCACCGAATATATCGATAGTAAACTCGCCAGAGATTCCTCAAGCGATAGTTGATGATAGGGAAGTTTTGTTTAAGCCCAATGCTGGGCCTCAAACATTCTTCTTAGCTTCCTCAGAGAGGGAAGTGTTATATGGTGGTGCTGCTGGAGGTGGTAAAAGCTACGCTATGTTAGCTGATCCACTGAGGTATATGGTACATCCACAGTTTTCTGGGCTTCTGTTACGACACACTACAGAAGAACTTCGAGAACTTATTTGGAAGAGTCAAGAGCTTTATCCAAAGATTTATCCCGGCATCAAGTGGAGTGAACGTAAGATGCAATGGGAAGCACCGTCAGGGGCTAGGCTGTGGATGTCTTACCTTGATAGAGACGAAGATGTATTGAGATATCAGGGTTTGGCTTTTAGCTGGATTGGTTTTGATGAGTTGACGCAGTGGCATACGCCATTTCCGTGGAACTATATGCGTTCTCGCTTGCGTACAGCAGCGGCTGACCTACCAATCTTCATGAGAGCTACTACCAATCCGGGCGGTCCGGGCCATGCTTGGGTGAAGAAGATGTTTATTGACCCTTCTCCTGCTGGTAAATCGTTTGATGCGACAGATATTGAGAGTGGAACCACCTTGGTTTACCCTAAAGGGCATAGCAAAGAGGGGCAAGCACTGTTTAAGCGTAGGTTTATCCCTGCTATGTTGACGGATAACCCCTATTTGATGCAGACAGGTGACTATGAGACGATGTTGTTGTCTCTTCCTGAGCACCAACGCAAGCAATTGCTTGAGGGAAACTGGGATATTGCTGAAGGTGCAGCCTTCACAGAGTTTAATAGACAGATTCATGTGGTGGAACCGTTCCACATACCGAGTAATTGGACTAAATTTAGGGCTTGTGACTATGGATACGGAAGTTATAGTGCTGTGGTGTGGTTTGCTGTCACTCCAAGTGAACAATTGGTTATCTATCGTGAGCTATATGTTAGCAAAGTACTTGCCAAAGACCTCGCCCACATGGTAATGAGGGCTGAGGAGAACGATGGTCCTATGAGATATGGTGTATTGGACAGTAGTTGCTGGCATAAGAGGGGTGATACAGGCCCATCGCTGGCAGAACAGATGATTGCAGAGGGTTGTAGGTGGAGGCCAGCGGATAGAAGTGCTGGAAGTAGGGTGTCTGGTAAGAATGAGCTGCATCGAAGGCTACAACTAGACCCCTTTACAGAACAACCAAGACTAGTTATAACAAGCAACTGTGTGAATACGATTGCTCAGCTACCCATCATACCTTTGGACAAGAAAAACCCAGAGGATATTGATACTAAGGCTGAAGATCACTTATATGATGCTATTCGTTATGGTGTGATGAGCAGACCTAGAAGTAGTTTGTTCGATTACAATCCATTAAATTCTGCTGGCTCTGGGATGAAGATGGCAGACCCCACATTTGGGTATTAAAGGGTATTTATGGCGCAAAACAATTTCATGGACGATAAGTCTATCAGTTTAAAAGATAAAAAAGAAGGTGAAGATGTACCATTTACTGGTGATAGTCTATTAGTCTTCCTAAACGATAGGTATACGAAGTCTGAAGAGAGCCGTAGACAGGACGAACAGCGTTGGTTAAAAGCCTATCGCAACTATCGTGGCATCTATGGACCTGAAGTAAAGTTCACTGAAACAGAGAAGAGCCGTGTATTCATTAAGGTGACAAAGACCAAGGTGCTTGCAGCATATGGTCAAATCACTGATGTGTTATTTGCTAATAACAAGTTTCCTCTGAGTGTTGACCCCACTGTCTTACCTGATGGTGTAGTAGATACAGTACATTTTGATGCTAAAGCACCAGAAGGTGCAGAACCTGAGATGATGTCTCCCTTTGGTTATAAAGGGGATGGTAAAGATCTAGCACCGGGTGCTACACTTTCTTCTTTGATGGAGAAGCTTGGCCCTTTGAAGGCACAGCTTAAAGATCAAGAAGGATTGAAGGAAGGTCCGGGTGTTACTCCCTCTTCTTTAACATTCCATCCTGCAATGGTTGCAGCTAAGAAGATGGAAAAGAAGATACATGACCAGTTGGATGAGAGTGGTGCTAATAAACATCTACGATCTACAGCTTTTGAGATGGCACTGTTTGGTACAGGCATCATGAAAGGTCCATTTGCTAAGACCAAAGAATATCCAAGCTGGGATGAAGAAGGCACTTACAAGCCTGAGATGAAGACAGTACCTGAGACATCTCATGTATCTGTTTGGAACTTCTATCCTGATCCTGATGCTAACAATATGGAAGAAGCTCAATACATTATTGAGCGTCACAAGCTTAGTGCTACACAGCTTAGAGCTTTGAAGAATCGTCCTCACTTCAGAGGCAATGTCATTGAAGAAGTTATTGAGGGTGGTACTTCCTATGTTAAGAAATACTGGGAAGATGACTTAAGAGACTATGCTCCCAATTTGGGAATAGATAGATTTGAAGTGTTAGAGTATTGGGGCAATGTTGACATTGACATGCTCAAAGAAAACGACATTATCATTCCTAATGCTTTGTTGGAAGCAAAAGAGTTACAAGCCAATGTATGGTTCTGTAATAGTAAAATTATTCGTTTAGTATTGAATCCGTTTAAGCCAGCCAACATTCCGTATTACGCTGCTCCTTGCGAATTAAACCCCTACTCTCTATTTGGCATTGGTGTTGCCGAAAACATGGACGACACCCAGA